TCATTTGAGCTTACAAGATCAGCCATATTTTATCTCCAATAATAAATATCAATTTATTAAAAATTACTCAGGAAAAGCAGCTCCTGTTGGTTGTACTATAAAGTCTAATACAATAAACTCAGCAGTTCTTGTTGGTTGTATGAAAATTTGACCAACAAGTCTATTTCTATCTATTGTATCTGGTGTGTTATTAGTTTCATCCATTACCACTCTAAAAGCATTTAAACCTTGATTAGCCTGAACTTGTTCCATATAAGGATTGACAGTATTCAAGAATTGATTTCTTAATTCTCTAGTATTTTGTTCGAATACAAGATTTCTTGAAGAGTTAGCAACAAATTTCTTAAGATTGATTAACAATCTTCTTACATTTACTCGGTCAAGAGCAGAAGCTTTCTTCTGTGTTGTTTTCTGTCCGAAAACAGTTACACCTTGACCAGGAAAAGTAGCAATAGGATTGACATTTGATTCATAAAGGTCATCTCTATTAGCTTGTGATAATTTTTTGTATGCCTGAACAGCACTATCAATTCCACCTCTGTTTAGTCCAGCAGGAGCAAACCAAGGTTGTCCTATAGTATCATTGAAGTGATAAACACCAGCAATAACAACTGATGGTGGAACATATCTAAAGTTACCTGTTGTAGTATCTTGAATCTGTATCCAAGGATAGTAAGTAGCAGCAAAACTTGAGTTACGAGCCTCTGTTCTTGTTTTGGCAGTAGCCACAGTAGCAGTTAAAGCAGCATTATCATATACCAAGAAACAATCTCCTCTATCTTCACATACTTCAATAGCTTGTCCTATGATAGAAGAGTGATTTGATAAATCGTCAATCACACCAGGTAAGAAAAGTAAGTTTATATCATACTCATCTTTATTAGATAAGATACTTAAAGCCGTACCATATCCACCATTCGCTGCTGTACCAGCTGGCCTCGTGGCAGAAGTAGCCATGTCAATACCTTGACTATTTGTCGCAGAAATATTTTCGTAAAAAGCAAATGGGTGTTGTTGATTTTGGTCACCATTTGAACCAGCAGTTTGAGATACTGGACCGGAATCGATTGGATAACTACCACCATCAATTCCTGTTCCAAACCCAAAAGCACCACCATAGCTTCCACTACCCACAGGTGGCAAGAAACTAGTTCCATCACCATAAGCCGTATTTATATCACCATTTTGATCTAAATAATCATTTGTTTTTCTACTATCTGGTAAACTACTGACACGAACAAATTTTGATTTATTTGGAAACTCTCCACTTGGTCTTACAAATGCTACGCCATCTTCAACAACAACAGTTGATGTTTGATTACCAATTCTTTTTAAAATATAATCTGAAGATTTCGGATCAAGAGATAAATTTTCGTGAGTTTCAAGCACTACTTTCTTTTTGACTGTATCATTACCTTGACGAAGTGCTAAAGTAAAAGTGCCTTTAGCAAGATTCCTAGATGTTATTTCAAATCTAAAATTATCACCTCTTCCCCCATAACTACCAGATAAAAGTTGATCGTTAGTAGCAGATGTTGTTCTTCTAGGCAATAAACTATCTGTTCCCATTTCCGAACCAGTTCCAACAAAATTATTGAATTGAGGACCATCACCTAATGCTTCAAGTGTAAATATGGTATCTGTTGAACCAGTGATATTTACTGTTAAGTCAATATTAGCAGTTGCTTTAGCAGTATTACCTTCTGGTTCACCAACCCTAACAACTGTTAAAGGACCACCTTGTCTTAAATATTCTTTAGCGGTGTGTGATGTTAAATATTGATAATTATCACTACCACTTTCTACTAATTCCCCAAATGTGTTAACATATTCTGAATATGAATTTACAACTGTTGGTTCAAGAATAGGACCTTTTACTGTTGGACCTACGACAGCAGCTCCTATTGGACCGGCTGCTGCAGGTAAAAATGATTGGTCTATTTCATTAGTAAATACACCTGGTGATACAATTTTTTCAGCCATTTGCTGTCTCCAAAATTTAAGTAGGATTTAATATATAATTATTCATATATAAATATTACTTATTTTCTGAAAGACTGAAAAAGTTATTTTATTTTTGTTCTTCGGGTTGTGTTGTTGGTGTATAAACACCAGTTTGTGGATTTAAATTACCAGGTCCGTACTTGTCAGTTATGGCTTGAAGAACTTCATTTTCTTCTTTTTTCAAAGCATCAAACTCCTCGTGAAGTTTGAATTCTTGTTCTTCGACTTGCTCACTTTGTTTTTCTAAGTTAATTTTAGCTATAGCTAATTGACCAAACCTATTTGTAATATTACCAGATTTATCAGATAAATCCTGTATTTTTTTCATTTCATCATCTGTGAATTTTATTTCAGACATTTAGAACCTCAATTATTTGTTATAACAATTATATACATATATAATTATAAAAGTTTTTCAGAAAACGATACTTTTTTTGGAGTATAAGCTCTTCCCAACTCAGCAGTTTTACCAAATACATTATCAGTAAATTCAGGTATCATATATCCTTTAATGTTCATAGTAAATTCATTTCTAATTATTCTTTCACCTCTTGATTCCATTTCTATTTCATTAGCTATACCACCCTCAAGACTTGATAAAAATCTGTAACTAGTTTGGTCACCAAAGTAAGTTTCTAGATGCTCTATAAAAAGTGAATTTAAATCATTCATTTGTTCTATGAAAGATGTCATCATTACGATACTATAACTACAAACAACAAAATCTGGCATACCTGTCTTAACAAATTCTTGAACTGGCTTTTGTCCTGTTAAAACTGCAAATCTATCATACCTATTATTTTTACTCCATCCACTACTAGAGCGAATCACCGATATAAATTTTCCTTGTACATCATTATCAAATGAAAGCGGCATAGCATCGTCAAATCCAACCGATGTTCTTTTGATAACTATAATTGGTAAAATTATTACTCCATTTTTGTCTCTCAATGCGTTTCTTGATTGTATTGATTTCCACCTTTCCTCATTACCATAAAGAACTGGTACAGAAATTATTTCATTCTGCTCTTTTACTTTTGGTTTCATTATATTTCTTATGTGTTTGATAACTGCTGTATCAATCTCTTTCAGTCCTATAGCAAAACCTTTACCAGCGTTCTGGCCACCTGGTTTCTTTATTACAACTTTAGCATTACCTTTTTCACTTCTGATACTAGTCTGTGTTTCACGATTCACAGTAGATTCATAAGTAGCATTTTTATTTGTTACGGGTTTAATTGCCACGGCGTAGTTTCCTTAGTTTATCTAACTTACTTTCTGTATTGTTAGCGTACTCTTCAGACTTTAATCCTTTAGTTGAAACTTTATCTATTGATATTTGTTTCTCAATAGGAACATCAACTGCTCCTAAAGTTATGTTCTCCTTCTCTCCATAAATATTACCTTGTTTTAGTAAATCTATTATTTCATCGAACCTATCAGCTTTCGGTTCTCCATATACATTCTCAATAGTTTCATCAACCACCTCTTCTACCCTAGCAGGTTTTACATGATGTGACCTACGAGGTTTCATTACAAGTGATTTATCTAGTAGTTGAATAGCCATTATTTATAGTTCTCAATTTCTTCCCAAGTTGGTGTTCCTGTAGCAAAAGCAGCTCCACCATCATCACCATGAGAATCATTAGTTAATAATCCATGATTACCATTTCCTGATAAATCTTTAACAGTTGTTCCACTACCTTCATTAAATTTCCAATATCCTACAAGATTATCAGCACCTGTATGGTCATAATTAGTTGAACCATCATATACACTTGAAACCCAATCAGCATCGTGTTCGGTATCATAAATAGCTACTTCATCAAGACCACAAGCCCATCCGTTATTATATGAAGCGGTATCTCCCGAACCTCTTACTGCTCTCATACCAAAAGACATACCTTTACTCATCTCTGTACCTGTCTGACTCCAATGTATATTACCCTTATTATCTGGATCTGATACTCCAGTACCCCATATTTGTTGACCATTCATATATATTTTACGCAACCTATTGTTGTTCCCCGCATTTGCACCTGCATATGTTACTGCAAAATGATACCATCTACCAACTACTAATATCCATGTATCATCAGTATCTTGAACTAAATGTGTAGCTTTATCTATTCCTGCTGTATCAAGCATTGTAGACCAAGCTCTTTCAGATTGATTTGCACCAACACCAAAATATCCTTTGTTCTTTCTACTAATACCAAATGTAAATCTTTCGTTATTGTGAGCTTTTCTTCCAATTGCAAACATATCAGCACCTAATTCATCTGGTCTAACCCAATAAGATACAGTAAATCCAATATTTGGTAAATCAAAATCATCAGGATTAAAATCAGTTGCTACTAAATCTCCTCTTCTGGTTGAAACATTCGTGTCACCAGTAAATGATAAAATATAATTTTTAGTAACTACATCTCCACCATATCTTCTTCTTCTATTTATATAAGATACATTTCTTTCTATTAAAGCAATAGTATCTTCAAATACTCTTTTGGCTAAACTTTTATTTATTTGAAACAAATATTTATTTTCTGGTATTTTTAACCACTCTCCCCAATTTAATTTTGTATTACCTTGTTTTTCTCTCGAAACGGATATTAATAAAGGAATTAACTTTGTACTATCCACAAATTCCATCTGTTTAAGTTTATCTTCATATATTTTTTGTGATACCGACTGAACTTTTTCTTCCATCCATTTAGATTTATTCAAATTATCTAAAAGAGTAGCTTTCTCTTTTTCTAATGTTAAAACCTCAGTAGCCAATTCAGAAGTCTGTGTTTCCAAATTTTTAATAATTCTATCCTTTTCTTCTAACTCCTCTCGATGTTGGATTTTTATATCTTTAAAATCTCCTCTACCATTAAACTGAGTATTTAATCTCTCTTGGATTTGTTCTCTGTTATCTGATTTTTTTATAACTCCAGAGTGTCCGAATTTTTCTTTTAATAATTCTAAACTCATTATCTTGTTCTTTCCTCTATATTAATTGACGATAACCTACTTCTATGTGCTGTTGCTTTTATAGCATGACTAAAACTTGGATGACCACCTATAAGTTGTGGTTCGGTAACTCCATCTATCTCCCAATACCAATTATTCCAATCACATATATCACCAGCTTCAGGAAAAAAGTTTAACGAACCACTCGCTAAATTATTTCTCTGAAACATTAAATCTATCGTAGAGTTCGTGTCTGGTCCTGCTTCTTGAAATTGTTCTACTTCAGGAGCATTGTATCGTATCAGACAATTAACTCTAAATCCAACATTAAAATACTTTGTTGTGCTTTCACCATAAATATTTGAGGGTGTATGTTCTGGTGATATTTTATAGATGTCAACTGATTGCCCAACAATCTCATCAATCAACTCCTCATTCATATGGTCAACTAAGTTGATTTCTTTCTGAGAAATAAAAAATGGTCGTGTAGCAGACATTTGTCTATCCTATGTATATGTTTAAAGGAGCTTTTGCGAGAACCTCTCTTTGAGCATTTGATTCCTCTGCCTCTGCCTTTAGTTTTTCTGTTAACGAAACAGACTCTAAAAAATCTCTTAACTCTTCTAATAATTGTTGTTTTTCTTCTCTACCTTCTGTTTTTAAAGCTTCACCATCCAATGTAACTTCCCCATCAGGTATCGGCATAGAACTATATTTACTTCTAATAATACCTAACAACTCTTTCGATAGAGCGTAAGTATATTTTCTAATCCATTGACGACCAGGTTGATTGATGGAGCTATAGGTAATAAACTTATATGGTACATTAGAAGGATCTGATACACCACCTTGTAGAGAAGCACTAACATTGTTTGTGTTTCTAATATCATCTTTAACATAGTATTCAAACCATATTTTTTCTCCAGCATCCCCCTCTTGTGGTTCTGGAAATATTCTTAAATTATTATTATGTATTTCAAAAGAGTAAGCACTCTTTCGTACTAAATCTGATGTTTCAATGGCATTTGCTCGAGCTAAATCATAAGAGATTGGTTTAAGCACAAATGATATTGCCGGAGAAACATTTCCGAATCCAAAGGCATCAAGAAGTTGTCTTTGGTCAAAACTTCCCGCATAGGGATCATAAAATCTTGATACAGCAGCAGGTTGATGATTAAATACCCTATGAACTTCAATTCTTCTATTACTCTCACTTACACTAGCCCAAACATCTTGTAAATCATAATCTTGTTTAGAGCCAGATAAAACAATATATCCTTTTTTTAAATCATAGTTTTCATTTAAACCAACTAGTTGTCCATATTTATCAGATAGGGTTACTGAAGGTCCAAGAGATGGAGTGACTGGATCAGAAGAACCTGTGCTTAAAGAACCTGATATTCTACTTTTCTCACCGTATTGTTCCCACATCCAATTCTTAATATTATAATTATTTATATGTTGAGAGTATTCATTAACTGACTCTTCAAAACAGGCATAAATTGAACCACTCGGTATTTCTAGTTGCAATACTGGAAAACCGAGTCTCTTTGCACACCACTTAGTTACAGATACTATATCAGTTTGAAAAGTAGCATCGGCATCATATGTACCATATGGTGTGTGACCAGATGTAAAGGATGACGGATCTTTATAGGCATAATCTAATTTTGGCATAACATTCTCATATATTATTCTCCTACCTATAAATATAACCTTTTAAAAAACAAAAGGGGATGTTTAACCATCCCCTTGAGTATTTTGTTCAACAGTTAAGATTAACTATTAGTCTCCGATAGAGATTACTGTATCACTACATGAATGTCCCCAAACATACCAACTTGAGGAAGTTTTTCCTAAGAAGTTTATGTCAAAGAATTGTGGAATATCCAATTTAATTTTATCATTACTGTCACCATCACCGTAAACAACAGATGTTGTTTGATTAGTTTGATTTGTGTCGTGATGAACTACAGCACCATGAAAGAAATCAGTATTCAATGTGTTGGTGTGAAATGATACATCATGTCCGTCAGCAGCTAAAGCACCGAATCCAACG